CTCCTATTTCATGAAGAATGTTTCTCATTAAAGAGACTCGTCAAACTCAACGCCTTCCGGATAGACCACGAAGCTGATGCTGATGTACTCCAATGCCGGGGTAGGCTTGATGAGTATCTTAGCAGGGAGGATGTGCTGGTCACGGGTCTCCTCAGTGCATTCGGTAACGATGCGGTAATCGTAAATACCCCTGTTGGACTTGACATCCTGCAGGATAGGCTCAACGACAGAGCGGAACTGCTTTTCAAGCGTAACGTCGTACTGCTCGAAGATGAGGTTCCTGGATGCCTGGGAAACGAGCTTCTTGACACGAATCATAAGTCTTGAAACGTTGATTCGGTTACGAGGGGTCTCCTTGTGGTAGAGGGTCTTGTTACCCCAAACCTTGACACCATCAACCGCGAAGGTCTTAATCGGGTTAATCATGTTCTCGTAGAGGGTATCCTCGTCAAGGAGTGTAGTCTTGAGGTAAGCCTTTGCACACTCAACTTCACCACGGGTCAGACCTGCAGGTGAGAACCAAGGGAATGAAACATTGTCCGTTGCGGCCATGTCCCTGACAACATCCTTGGTAGGAGGGAGGTCAATGTACCTCTTGTTGTCGCCATCCCAGTACTTGACCCAAGGCCAGTATGTGCAAGCGTAAGGGCTGTCAATCTCAGTTTCTTCAAGTGCATCTGCAACTTCATCCGGTGTAAGGGCATCTCCACTCTCATTGAACTGAGGAGCGGCCATGACATACATGGCATCACCGCCACGACCGTCTTCAGCATCCTCAATAATATCAAGAGCATCCTCGGTAAGGAGTGACTGGTCCTTGAAGTTGATACCAGGAGTTGCAAACACGTTTATGTCAGCATCTTCAGGGTTCGCGAACTGCATGTAACCAGCAAGATATGCATAGTAGTCAGTGGTAATCGCAATGTTCGGGAGGTGCAGATTTACCATCGGGTCAAGGTCAAGGCCACCGTCTCCACCGATTGGACGGAAGATTTCGTTGTCTGCATAACCACTTCCACCAGGTGTATCATGACGGATTTCATACCTATTACCACGATAGTCGTTTGTATTCGTCCTTCCGCTTGGGTTGTTGATGTCCCATCCGTCAAATCCGCCGTAAGGATAAACAGTGAATTTTCTGAGGTTAATGTCCTTATACAGGCACAAATCAAGATAGTCAGTAGGAAGAATACGAGGTATGCGTTCATAGTTGTCCATTTGCTGTCCGGCAACGGTCGTGAAAGTGTAGCCAGACTCGCCATCAACCTGAATGGTAGCACTGCTCTGGACTGAAAGGATTGAATCCAGGTGGAAACCATTGGTAATCCTTGAAGGGTCAGCGTCTCCGAGGTTGTCGTTGTAAGCGTCGACACCCTTGTAGTTAAGAACATCGTAGTCAAGGACCTCATCGTTGAGACCGAAGTACTGCCTCTTAGGCTTAATGGTGTTGTCATACACTGTATTGTAGTTCATCTCAATGGTCTTTGCAAAACCATACTTAGGAACAGGGTATCCGAGGAAACCGCAAGGTACGGAACCGTCAATACCTTCCTCACTACTGAGCTCAACTGCAATGTACTTGGACTTGCTCGGATAGGAACCGTCAATGGTACCTATCTTCAGACCGATGAAGCTTGATTCACCCTCAACCATGGAACAGTTGTTGAACTTTTCAAGAACAACCTGGGAACTATCCCTGTCGTAGAAGTCACGAACAACAACGTCAAACAGACCTTCAACCGGACGGATACGCTGGATGGAAATCTTCACCTGATAGTTAGCGGCGTTACCGTCACTGATGGTGTAGAACTTAAAGAGCTTCTTAACGTCAATCGTCTCAGTGCTTGCAGCCTTGACCTCAGAGACAATCCAAGGGGTAACAGCGCAACGATAAGTTGAAATGTAGTTCTTATAGGCATCCGTACCTTCAATATTGTAATTCATTTCAACGACACCTGATGTCGATGAAGTCAAAGATTTTGCATAAGCCTTGTCATACAGTGACTTGTATAGTGCCATGTCATAGATGGACTCAATATAGACAGGGGCGCTACCCATGAGAGGGTCCTCAGGGAAAATCTTGTAAATGTAATCCGGGTCAGCCGGGTTCATTGACACATTATACGTAATTTCCTTGGTCTCTCCGTTTTTATCGGTATATTTTATTTTTAGTGCAAATTTACCGAGGTCGACCGATATAGCTTTACCTTTCTCCGGAGTGTCCCAATAGCCATAAGCTTTTTTCTCAATTGTTTTTCCATCGTCAGGCTTTACTTCACAATTAGCCCCATAGGTAGTTGCTGTATAATCATGGATTGTAATTTCTGTAACAATATCAACTGGTCCTAAGGATTTTGCTGGGCAATCACCTTCTTCGGTAAAAGTCGTATAACTCTTTTTAGAACGAATGACACCAACAGCCTGGCAAGGAACATTAACAGTTCTTGTCTTTTCAACAGGGTCTGATTTTCCCTCCGTTACGTCTGCTGATGGTTTTGTGGTTGAGCTGTACGTATGATTGGCACCTGTCATCTCGTGACCTTCTTCATCCAAATCATGCCATTCCCAGTACTTCTCCTGAGCTGTGCAACCATCGGTACCGAGAACCCAAGCCTTACCAGCCCAATAACCGGAAAGACCGAGGACGCGGACGACCTCAAGCTGTTTTGACTCCTGGAGATATGCCTTTGCTACATACGGAAGCTCGTACTTAGGATACCCATTCCCCTTGAACTTGATAGGGGAAGTGCCACCGAAGTAGTCAATGAAATCG